ATTACCCATGCTGCTTAGATCAAACTCGTTGTCATCTGCTGCTTTAGAAGGAGCACTAGCTTCTTCATCAAGAGCAAGAACACGGTAAAGTTTTGCTTTCAACTCATTGTAAGACTTAAAGTTCTTAGGATCAATCAATTCTTGCAATGCATGCTCTGAGTTGTAAATACGTTCGAGTTCTGCTTCGTCATCAGACAAAGGACCCGGTGCATCAAATTCAGATTTATCGTAGTTTGGGTATCCTTCGAATTGACGGATTTTCAAACGGAAGTTAGCACCTTCCCAAAGATCAAACGGGTTGACCGGTGCTTCATCTTCAAACTGTGGATTCATTAGATCGTTAAGTTTGTCGAAGATTTTTTTGCCGAAGGAAAACATGAATACTTTGCCTTCGTTATCTGCATTACCAGAATCTTTAATAACGTAAACGTTAGCAACGTATTTCAGGCGGCGCTTTTGCTTGCGAGCAATTTCTTTGTCTGAATCCAAGCCAGAATTCCACAACTTGCCGTTGTATTCTGAAACAGGGTCGTCTTGATTGATGGTAGTGAGAGAGTTTTCGATGTACCAGAGACCTGTTGGGCCTTGGAAACCGTGATCCCATACGCGAACAAATGGCATTTCTTCACCTTTAGGAGCAGGCAAGAAACGGATAATTGCAAAACCGTTACCTGCTTTATCGCGGGTTGGTTTCCACATTTTACCTTCGTTGGGATCTGAGTAGCTCTTTGTTGAGATTTTTTCGAGCTGTGCGTTCAATTTGCCGAGGGAGGCTGAACGATTCTTTTTAAGTGCGTCAAATGACATATTAATTATCTCCTAGTTTTGCTGTATATAGCGTTGTTGTATTGCGATTTATATGCAGGTTTTAATTGCATAATCTTATTTATATCAGAAAAAGCGTTCACGTACGATATCTTTAAACTTTTTTTCATCAATTTCTAAAAAAGGTTTATACTTCTTTATTAGCCTAATTATATCACGTGCTACGATTTTGTCAACTATTTCTTTTTCCCAATAAGGAAAAATATTAGATATTTTCGCAATGATACTAAATGTTTCAAGACTGATTTTCTTCTGTAAGTACATAGTCATAATAAAAGGATGTTGTCCATTTACTGAAGTAAAATTAGCTTGAAAGTTATCGTCAAGAAGATTTAGATCTGTTTTAAAGACGCGAGACAAAGAATCTATTTTTCTTTGCCAATCAATATACCGATCTTCACCTTCTTGTTCTACGATTTCACGAATCCAGACATTTGGTTTGATGACCATATTAGCCACCATTAACTTTTCTGGATTTTCTTTATTAGATAGCTTTTCGAAAAAGTAAGCATCATTCCTAGTTCTAAACGTGTCAAATGATGCTCTTATTTTTCCATTATATTTGTGATAATCATATCCATCAGTTGTAAAATGTTTCTTCATTGCAAGGTATTTTACATACCAATGAAATGAATCATCATTAGCATAACTTTGTGATGTCTTGATCATCGTCATATACCATTCTTAATTCAACTGCTTCGCTTCTTACTTTTTCTTTTAAGATAGAAGATTTTTTAACAATGTCGGCAACTGTTTCAATTTCTAAATGATTTATTCTTGCATACTCCACAAGAGCATCAATATAATTTACACCTTTTGATAGCATTTCTTGGATTTCGTGATGAACTTTTTCTGGTGTTCTTGGTACAATTGCCATTATATTATCCGTTTAGAGGTTTAATAGCATCTAGCCAATGATGAGCCGCAGATTGTGCCCAATGAATACTTTTGCCTTCAAAAAGTTTTTCTTCAACAAGAACGTCATTAACATAATATCGAACGCCCGAACCTGTTGTAGTTTCAAAATAATCTACTGCTAAGCGTTTACCAGCTTTTTCAGTAACAATAGTTCTTGGTATAGTACCCTTCTTCATTATTTTTCCTTTATGTTTAAACAATCAAGCGGCAATACCACTTGTTATATCTATTATATAACAAAAACTATAAACTGTCAACTAGTTTATGCACTAATCCATGTAAATATTATTGCAAGAAATCCAATTAATGTTGCTATAAACATTACACAAGTAATTAAAAATTGTAGCTTTTCCCAGTTCACTCATTACCTCTTGCTTCAATAGATCTAGAAATTGACGCAGCAACGTCATCATATTGTCTTACCCAACCCTTAGCAATCTTTGAGCACTCGGCGCGTTCGATTGCTACCAATTGCGCGCACATGAAAGTCGCCCAAGCTGCATTAGATTTAATTTTATCATCTACTTCGCTGGCTTTATAATATTCGACACCATGTTCAGTGTCATCGCGATTTATTCTTTGCAAAACTTATTCCTTATAGCAGTCTATGCGCCAAGGACATTGAGACAAGATTAATGTTGAGCAGTCATCGTCGCCCCAACAAACTGGGGCTTCAGTACCGCGTAGTTGCTTGATCTCAATATGCGCTTGACGATATTCTTCAGAATCTTTTTGTCCATTATTAGACAATGTTGCTTCAAGGTTTAACAAATCTTGTATTTTAGTCATCTTTACTCTCCACAGCCCAGTGCACAACTGTCCAGTCGTCAATACAGTCTTGCTTGCAGTAATGCGCATCAACATGGTCTTTACCAAACTTTTCACACATTTTTCCGTACCAGTGATTCCAGTATGTAGCAATAATCTCTGCGTCAGATAACGTTTCGTAAATTACTTCGTTGTTATCACCGGGATAAACAATGGTCCAGAATCTCATTATGTGTTTCCATTTCTATCAAAATACAGTGGTCCACATGGGCCGCCATAATTTACATATCCAGAACCATCGGCGTAATAAACATACTCTGGTTTTGGTTCACTATTGCGACTTACCTCAGTAACATGTTTTCGTTCATTGTATGAATGATGAATAGTTTTAGTTACTTGCGATTTATCAAATAAAGCTTTATTATTTGAGTTATATGCCGTAGCTCTTTGGCCACGAATAACATGGAAGCCGTCAGACTCCCATTCATCCCACGTCTTAAGAGATAGTAGCTTGGCGTTTTTCTTCATGTTTATCGCATAGTGTACGAATCCAACCGCCTGAGCGACGCTTACCTAGATCACCACAAGTTTCACATGTATGTTCAGCCCAAGTTTCTGCCATAGCAATCATACCAGCAATAGTATCGTTGCCGCCTCTATAGTAAAAGCGCAAGCCACCAAACTTTTCTTTAATTTGTTCAACTACAACTTGCTCAATTGGTTTATAACAAAGATCCGGATGTCTTTCAGCTCGTGCATTATTCCAATCAATATGTGTTTGAATATGCTCAAACAGTAATTCAATAATATGATACCAACCTTCGCCTACACAAAAGCCACCATACGGCCCAGAAAACATTTTTGGATATTTTTCTTCCATACGTTTAGTAAAGACGTCATAACTACTAATCATATCAACCATATTTACACCTCAAAATATTGTAATTCAAAATTATCTGCGATTTCTTGATATTTGATGTAACCGCGAGGATTACAAATAACACGAGTAGAACCAACCATATAATCATATTTGTCATGAGTATGCCCGTGTGTCCATACTTTAATTTGTGGGCGATCAAGAATAAACTCTGACAAATCAGAAGAATAAGCACCATTAACCATCGTGTCATCTTCGTATTCTGGCTTAACTGAAAGCTTACAAGGAGCATGGTGTCCAACTACTACAAACTTTTCGTTTGGCAATCCTTTTACGGTTGCATCAATAAAGTCTAACATAGCTTTATGTTCTTCAACAGACTTTGTCGGCGTGAATGATCCTGTACGCGTCTTAAATTCAACAGTATGACGTTCATCATAAGGCAATGCAATCCATTCTTCGTCAGTCATTCCAACTGGCTTATCTTTTAAGATATGAGCTTTGTATGTTACTAGAGTAGAAGTATCTTTGATGATTCTATAGTCATTCATATAACCTTTAATTGCATACAGAGTACTTGGATCTTCTTTGTTCATATCAGTCCAAAGAGTTCCAGCAATAAAAGTAACATCATCAAACGTAACATATTCTTTTTCAAGGATATGCAAGTTAGTTAAGTAACTTAGTTTTTCTTTTAGTCTAGAATAAGTTAGTGCAAAATCACC